ATGTATCGGAATGCCAGCCCCACGGGCGAGTGTCGTCGGCCAGGTCGTGACGGACGGAGACGTGGACATGATGGCTATGTTTGTTGCTACCCATATAAGGACGCCACATGCCGGGGGCGTGGTGCTGGCCCTGCCCCGAGTAGATGCGCCCGTTCGAGATGACGTACTTGACGCGGGTTTCGTGGGCGAGGACGCGCGTGCGGAGCCAATCCGCGAAGACGTAGGAGTCGAACTGCGGCGGGTCGTGGGTGAAGTCGCGAGCGCAGACGATCTGGCAGCACTCGCATGGGTTGTGGTCTGACTTGCGAGCGCCATGCCGAGCATCCCCGATGCCGCCGTCCGAGGCTTTGGAGCGCGTCGGGGAGTGCTGGTTGATTTCGTCCAGCAGCACCCCGAGCGCGAGGGCGATCTTCCAGGTCATCCCTTCCCTTTACGCAACCCGGCCAAGGTCTGGGCGAAGCGGGCGCGCTGGCCCACCTTGCCAGGCTGCTTCGCGGCGGCGGCGATCTTGGCCGAGGGAATCTTCTTCCCCTTGGGCACGCCCAGGTCTTCGTGCAGGGCACCAGGCTTCTTGATAGCTCCCTGGATGAATTTCTTGGCCATGATCGACCTAGAGGATGTCTACGAGCGCGCAGACGTCTTCGAGGCGGTCGAAGCCAGGAGGCAGCGGGGGAAGCGGGCCGTCAGCGTTCTTGGCCTTGAAGCAGACGATCGTCTTCCCGATGGGCGGGCCGAGGACGCAGGCATAGGAGGGCTGGCCGACCTGGAGGACGTGGGTGCCGCAGCCGTCCGTGAACATGATCGGAGAGGGCGGGTGGACGAGCCCCTTCACGTCCAACTTGAAGCAGGCGTCTTTCAGGTCGGTGCCGGCATCGACGCCCGTTATCTCGGCAAACTCCAACTTCAACTTGATAGCAAAGATGATGCCGCCGAGGCCGGGTGCCTCGACTGTCTCGAACTGCGCGCCGGGTTGGGGGATGTTGACGAGTAAGTTGGTGATCGTGGAATCGACGGCGCACTGCCCGCCGATCTGGTTGTCGGGCATCAGGCCGCGAAAGACCTTGCCGGGAGCGTCGTGCGTGTCGGCCTCCAGTGCGGAGAAGAGGTCGGCCTGGGGTTGGTTGCAGCACTGCGCCGGCTGAGTGGCGCACTCCGGGTTGCAGACGTCGGCTACGCTCGCACGGGCGAGGACGGGGATTGCGAGGAAGATAGCAGCTATCAAGAACTTGGTCATTTATTCTCCTTCGATTCCATGAGGCGTTCAATCGTTTTCATTGCGTGCGTTTGGGCTCTGAGGTCAACCACCATCGCGTCCAAGATGGTGAGGAGGCGCGCGAGGACAAACCAGAGGAGGACGGCGGCGAAGACGGTGGGGAGGCCGAGTTGGAGGATGACGCGCGACCACCGCTCGACCGGGTCAGTCCCATTGGCCATGTCACAATCGGCCCGTGACGAGGAGGACGATGACAATGATGAGGAGGACGCCGCCGATGCCGGACGGTCCCCAGCCGAGGTTGTGGTAGCCCCAGTTCGGCAAGCCGCCGAAGACGAGGAGGAGGAGCAGGATGAGCAGGATGAGCCCCATCGCTAGCCTCCTGGGTGCGACGCCGCGAGGTGTGGGATGAGTTCGGTGAGTACCCAGAAGGCGAGCCCTGCGCCGATCCACGGGTAGGGCGGGTAGGGCGCAGGGGTGGTCGGGTAGGGGAAGGGTGCCTGGAGGGTGGCGAGGATGAAGCAGATGAAGGCCAGGAGGAGCAAGATGACGATTATCATAGTATCCTCCTTAGCTAGGTTAGCTAGCTACTAAGCTGCGTACACTCTTTCGCCCATCGCCGGGTTGCGCCGGTAGTCGGCAATCATCACCCGAAGTTGATCGAGGACGACGTTGCCGGGGACGCCGAGATTGGCGGCGACGAGGGCGACGAACTGGTTGAACTCGTCGTAGAGGTTGATGCCGCGCTGGATCGACTGGCGCGAGTCGAACGCCGCCCCGGTCGAGTTCTTGAAGAGGACGCCGCTGCCGCCCGCGTTCTGCCCGACGACCTGCGGGATCGTCCAGGTTCCGGTTGCCGTGAGTGCTGCTGCCATCATTCACCTTCCTTCTCGCTGACGTCAGTGTCAGCGTCGTCGTCCGCGTCCGCGTTGTCGTCGTCGGGGAGGTCGTCTTCGTCCAGGTCGGGCTCGGGGTCTTCCAGGTCTTCTGGCTTCTTTCCTACCATGCTAACCTCCTGCTAGAAGGTGCCGGGTGCGAGATAGCCCGCCTCGGTCCAGACGCCGCGTGGGGCCGGGACGGGGTCGGGCGCTACATCGAGCGGAGCCGCGACTTCGGTCGAGGAAACGAGGGCGGCTGCGCCAAACCAGGGCGGGATGCGGGCGATCAACCGTTCTCCGGTGGCAGGGTCGATCAGGTCGCCCTGGACGGGGTCAGCGGTGCGGATCATTGTACTATAGCTAGCTAGGTAAGTTAAAGCTACCTAGCTATCCTCGTGGTGGCTTGCCTCGTGACGGCCCGCCTCGTGGTGGTGTCTCTCTGCCTGTGCGGTGCTGTGCGGATCATGCCCCGACTTCGCGGTCGCGTAGGGATTCTCGCCAGGGGGGATCAAGCCGGATAGCTCGATCTTGCCCTCCGCGCCCTCGGTGCCGCCGAGCACCTGGGCTTCGGCTTGCGCGAGGAGGTCGAGATACTCGGCTTCCTCCTTGGCGCACTGCTCCTTCTTCGTGCGGCACGCGACGACCGCCTCCGCGAGGATGCGGCAGCGCACGCCGATCTCGACCTGATGCAATGACTGGATCATCGGCATTGGCCTTTCTCCTGTCGTCAAGAAGGCTTCGATCATTGGACACCCGAGGAGCCCTAGATACCTGTCAAGTATCCAAGGCGACATTCTCATGCAGCGTAGACCCGCGATAGGCTGGGCGTCTCACGATTCATGCAGGCGACCCAGATGACGTTGAGCAGAGCCTTGGCCGCGTTGAAGCCGATGCCGTAGCCGTCCGCGAAGGCTTGGATGAACTGGGTGAGTTCAGGGAGGTCCATCGCCTTCAACTGCTCCAGTTGCATCTTGTCCGCGTGCGGGACGTTGGCGTCGGTCTTGTCCATGTTGGTGAAGTCCACGTTCAGCGGCGTCCAGGTGCCGGCTGCGGTGATGGTCGCTGGCATGATAGTACCTCCTTTGTTAGCTAGTCAAGTTAGATAGCGTAGCAAGGATAGCATGGTGGAGGCTAGCCGCCAAGGAGCATCTGGCGGTAGGCGGCGGCGCGGGAGAGCGCGGCGGCGGTAGCCGACATGGCGTCGGGGCCGAGTCCTTGGTGGGCTGCCATCCACTGCGCGGGGATTTGGAGGAGTTGCTGGCCCTGCGCGCTGCTGCCGCCACGGAAGAGGGAGGAGTAGTCGGTCATCGGTGTCGGGGAGCCGGGGTAGGCACCAGCGGAGGGAGGCGCGGAGGCTTCGGGGATGCCGGTCGTCGCCGGGGCTGCGCCACCGTAGGCGTAGGGTGCTCCTGGCATGCCTGGCGTGGCGGGTGAGCCGGTTAGCTCTGCGAGGGACGGGGAGGCGGTGTTCGGCAGGTAGGGACCGACGCCCGAGCCGGTGCCGCTGCCGGTGCCGCCAGGGCCGAGGGCGGGGGCGAAGCCGAGGCCGGTGCCTTGCTGTGGGTTCGTGCCGCCGCCAGGAAGGCTCGCAAGCCAGGAGTGGAGGTCGCCGCCGAGGCCGCTGCCCGCGCCCGCGCCGCCTGCGCCCGAGGCCAAGTGGGCGAGGAGCGACCAGAGCGAGGGTGAGGAGCCATCACCGAAGTTACCGAAATAGCCCATTTGACACCTCGTCTATCTGCTGTAAACGAAGGGAAAGAGGAGCGACTCATACCCCCGCCAGCCTGGCCTAGCTGACCCGAGGACCATCCTCGATTGCATGACGTCGCTCCTCCCCATCACCCTAGCGCCATCTGACCACGCTAGAGCGAGTCGAACACGGCTTGCTTGAAGAAGCCTGGGTTTGCGCTGCTGACCCCGGTGAACCGACCACCACCTTCGAGTGTAGGGATGCTGGCACTGTAGGTGTCGTGGGCTAGCTCCCAATAGGCCATCTCGTCGGCAAAGATCGCGGTCAGGGTGTACTGCCGAAGCTGGTCGGCCCCCTGCGCGACGCCGATGATTTCGGAGCCGATCGTGGGGTACTTGAGACGGGCGAAGTTGTACTGGAAGGGGACGGGCTCTATCTCGACAGGTAGGTGTTCTTCTATGAACTTGATGCGACGCACTAGCTCGGCTGCCCCCTCGCTGTCGTTCAACCCTTGCTTGCGCGAGACGAACGCGATGGTGGTGCCGGGGAAGAAGCGGGCGAGCCAGCAGTGCAACGCCACCATCGTCCAACTGACCAGAACGCGCCGGGACTTAGGTACAAGTAAACGCTTCTCGCGCAGCCAGGTGATGGCAAGGTGCTGGACGTAGTTGCGACACCCGGCACCGCAG